GAATCAAACGACCAAGCACTTCTTCTTTCTATTGATGTCGATGTTACATTTGTTAGTGTAGCATCAGAAGAACCTACATCAGCAGAAGCGTCATCGCAGTCATGCTCAAGAACGAGACCATAAGTTCCATGCCATTGAGTAACTTCACCATTGTTAGGGTCCATGTTCAAGCCATCTGGCATGTAATAAGTTACACCATCAAACTCGTGAGAGTGAGATGAGCCATCACCGCCAGCATGTCCGTTAGCGTCTGATTCAGCGGGATAAAGTGGATAATATCCATTTACCATAATTGGTGTTGCTGGAGGAAGTGTGCTGTCGTGCAGCTGCTGAACTTCACCTAGATCAAGTGCTTTTGAGTAGGCACGAACATCATCAATCTTCCCGTTTAATAATCCAGTGTACCAAGCAGTCACATTTTTCATACCGCCTACAACAAAAGGCAGAGCAGTGCTAGGATTAACATCTCTGATAGCGGAGTCAGTAGTTGATTGTGCCAACGCCGCATTTACATAAAGCTTTGTGGAAGTTCCAGATCGGGTTGCAACCACATGATACCATTCGCCTGTGGAGATTGCATGCTGGAGAAGGGAGTATCCTCCGCCGCCGCCGACTTTGAATTGCAAGTTTCCTTGATAAGCATCCAATATAAATCCGTTATATTGTGGACTTGTTTGGCTTGTAAAACCTTTCGCCATAATTGGAGAAACGTAGGTACCGCTGCTGATTGAGTTGAAATTAACCCAACAAGCAAGTGAGAAGTCGCCTGTTCCGAACTCTAAATCGCTGACATTTCCAAAATTTATAATCTCACCAGAAGATGCGTCGAATGAGGCAACAGTTCTTCCAGAATCTGTTATGAAATCAACGCCAGTAGCAACACCATTGGTTCCAACATCTGCTACCGCATCGCCATTGTCAAATGACCAGTGACCAACAAGTGTTTGAAGAACAGGCATTGACATGTCAGCAGAAAAGTACCATTGACTATCTACTTCCATTGAGACTTTCATTGTAGCTTCGGACATTGATTCTGAAACAGTCATATCGACAACTGAATTAGAGCCACCTGCCACAACAGTCCAGCTGTTGTTTACAGCATCATACTGCTCCCATGCAAAGTAGCCCAATGTGCCACCCTGAAGGTCTACAGTAGCTGTCATTACGTCACCAATAGAAACTGATGATGGGTCTTGATCTACGGTTACACTCGCAGGGACTGTAACTATTGTAGATGTGTGCAATTCCGCTACTTCGTCAGCTGATAAGCCACGAGTGTGTATCATTAAATTGTCCATTCCACCATCAAAATAGTGATCTTTCGCGTAGCCACGGATAGAACCGTCCCACACTCCCAAGAAAATATCAGAAGTTGAGTCGATTGTGCCGCTAAACGCAGAAGATGCTACCAGAGATCCGTCAACATATAATTTCACGGCTGTTCCATCTTTCACATACGAGATATGTCTCCACTCTCCATTTGCGATGTTTGAGCCAGTCAGTTGCCCAACGGCTCCTGTGTTGTGGCCACGATAATAAGCTTTGAGAACACCATCCATTGTACCAATGCCAATTGATGGATTATTTGAGGGGTCATACCACTGGCTGAAGAACTCCTGTCTCCCGGAGGTGACGGATGTCTTAATCCACGCGGAGATCGTCCATTGATCGCCTGCCAAGTTTGCAGTGTCTGTAATGGTCGCAAAGTCATCAACACCATCAAAAGATATGTGATTTCTTCCAGCGTCCGAAGAGAACGAGGCACCGTTGTATGTGCCATTGTGGAATGAAACCGAGTCACCCATGTCAGTATCCATGATATAGTTATTGGCGAGACCAACACCGAGTAAATTAACAGCAACTTCTGCTGTTGATAGAGTTGTATCATAATATAGTGATCCCCAGTCATTAGACAAAGCTAGACCGTGAAAATCTATACTAGATCCGATAGGATTTCCACTACCGGGTCCAAAGTCCCCAGAGAAGAAGATCATGTTATTTCCTGTGCCAGATTCGTTGAATCCGACAAATTTGTGAGTTGCCCAGCCATAGCCGTTATTAACGTCAGTTACACTAGGTGTTTCTAGGGCAAAAGAGCCAAAAGAGTTCCAAGTGCTAAGATCGCCGGACTGTGCATATCTCATATTTGTTATGGAGGTACCATTGAAACCAGTAATTTCAACGATATAATCGTTATTAATTAAATATAAAATCATTATTTATGACCCTCCATTTTATTTTTATTTTTCATATTAATTTCTCCTTTAAAATTATTATTATTGAAATAATAGAAAATATTTTGCTCTTTTTGTCTAGTTTTCGATTGCCTACCGTTAGGTGAAAATTCATTCAAAAAAGAGCCTTTTTTATAATCGTCTTTTTACAAAAAAACGAGAACATAGTCTACGGGTAGACTTGTTCGCCATAGATATTCACAACTTTGTCGAAAAGCAAAAAAAAGTGAAAAACATACCAAAAAAATAAGCCTCGCAATTCTTGCGAGGCTTTTTATTTTAAAAATATTATTTTTAAATTTTCTAGCTGTCTCTCCAGAGGTTATTGGAAGCATATTTAATAACTTCGTTTGCTGACCTCTCGCTATATCCATATTCATCCATCAATGTTTTAATCATCTCGTTGTATTTACCTTGCTGTTTTTTGTCTCTTGATTTAGACTTTGTAACAATTCTGGAAATATCACGAACTGAAGCGAGGAGTTTATTTTCGATTGCTTCTTTGAGTGGTCCATAAGAGGTCCAATCAATTAACTCGCCTTTTCTCAATTTTGCAAACATGTAAGCCGTAATGTCAGCTCTGAAATTTTCTCTTGCAGAGCCGATGATACCAATTTGTTCTTCGATTGATTGTAGAAATTCCTCATCAGCATGCATTTCCTCATTCGTTACTTTATCTTTCACCTTGGAGCCATTAACATAGGCTTCTGCGTGATCTAAATAATTGTTGAATAAGGATTCTGCCTGCTCCTGATATGCCGAAACAAAAGCCTTAGTAATTTCCGTCTCTAGTATTTTTAGATATTCGTCATGTAGCTCTTTTTGAAGGAATGAGAGGTATTTCTCTCTTAGGTCTTCGACAACAACCTGTTCCTTAACTTGTTTGATTAGGGCATCTCTAATTGAAATGGGGGTAACCATATTATTTTCAGAGTCGGCGACGGCCGCGTCGATGGATTTCATAATAAATCTTGTCGAAATTCCCGTCATGCCCTCATCACGAACTTCATCCCTAAGATCATTAATATCAATTTTCTTGATATAGCCCTTTTCAACTACTTCTTGACCGTTATAGATTTTCATTTTTGTTACCGGGTCAACTTTATTGGATGGCTTAAGTCTCGTAAGAACAGAAAACATTGCTGCCAGCTCTAAAGTGTGTGGTGCGATGTGTGCATCAAAGTCCGACTCGTCTAGTAGTTTTTTATAAATCTTCTGTTCTTCATTTACTTCCAAACAATAAGGTATGTTAACTCTTACAATTCTGTCAAGAATTGCTTCGTTAGTGTTCTCTGATTTAAATTTAATCCACTCAGCTTCGTTACAGTGTGCAAGGATAACACCATCAAAGTAAATCATGGCACCTTTACCGGGGGATGGGACTGCTTTTTCTTGTGTTGCAGTAATCATTGTATGCAAGAATTCAATCTCGTTCTTGAAAACCTCAACAAACTCAACAATTCCACGATTTCCTACGTTGAAGGCTCCATTTAGGCTTAGAGCACGGGGGTCGTCTTCCGGATAGAGGTCTAATTTTGAAATGTCCTCTGACCCTATTAGGATGCTTGTATCCTGTGTGTTGGCATCCATAGGAGGAACAACACCCACCCCACGCCTTCCGCGAATTGAAAAGCTGGTTTCCTTTACGGGAAATTTCATATAATCTCCGTCGTATTCTTCCAATAGTCTGTGGCGACAAACTGGGCAGAGATCACCTTCTACTCTAACACCATATAAATCTTGGAACTGATCTCTTAGGCTTCTGGGGATAAGATGTATGGGCTCTTCATTGATTGGGCAACCGTCAAGAGAATATAGTATTCCACTTTGCTCAAGGGCTCTTTTAATATGTTCAACGAGGGCTGATTTACCCGCGCCGACAGGTCCGAGTAATAAGAGTACTTGGCGACTCTCTTCTCCTTTCATGGCGGCTGAGTGGAGATACCTCATGACTTTCGCTAGGGGTCTTTCCATCCCAAAAAACCTTGTTTGAAAATAATCATAAGTTTTTAAGGATTCACCGTCAAAAAGAGTATTACATCGAGAATCATCTTCTGTCATCCTAGTAATACCCTTGTTCACAATCGTCTTATAAAGTCTCTTGTGAGCAAGTTGAGAAATAGTTTTGTCTTTCTCTAGAAGTTCAAGGTAATCAGAAAACGTACCCTTAAACTTCTCTCTCTTGCTGTTGTTTTTGTGCTTTTCAGCCAGTTCTAAAAATTTATTAGTTTTTGATTTTTTTGTCATTTTAAAATTCCCATATTTCATCTTCGATGATCGTTATAAATTCCACATTGTCATTCCACAAATAACATATATTGTCGTATACCTTATTTGCGTATGATAAATCTAAATCTCGTCCGTCATGTTCGTGTTTTATGAAAAGAGTGTTTGTTTTCTTTTCGAAATCTTCAACATAGACAATCGGGACTCCATTAAGACCCACACTACTAATTAGAGCGTTCCTAACGCTTTTCCAACCTTCTTCATCAGAAATTTCATTTATTGCATAATTTCCTGTGTTTTTCTGATAAGAGTATGAAAATAAGTTTAGCTCGTTACACATTTCTTCGTCTAAATATTTGCGAATAAAAGATTCGTCATCGTGTGTTTGTCTAACCAGCATACACTCCTCAAAGCCGTGGTCTCTTTCTATTTTTTTAAATAAAGAGTATCCCAAGTGGTAAGGATTGACCCTTCCCACGATCGGGCGAACAACCTGATTGTGTGTTTTCAAAAATGCAAGATGATATTTGTCTGGCAATTCAAGGTCATACATAATTTTTTCATGAATTAAAACTGCCCAGCCCTCGTTCATAATTTTGGTCTGACCTTGCGGGACAAAATATTTAGATCTTCTCTCTACCATTTCCATCAAATCCTGTTGCCAGTCTTCGAGGTCTCTTGCATTTTTTCTAATAAATTCTAATAAGTTATATTCTTTCCTAACAAGACCAACATCCAAATTGATTTTGCCCTTTGTTTTTTTAAATAAATCCTTCTTTGCCTCATCTTGGCTTATTCTGTTGATTCCCGGAGTTCTAGGTATCTGGTATTGAATAGAGTGACAAGCGTCCAAGACTCTTTCGACTTTTTCAATCCCAATATCTGGATCTTCTATATATTGCTGCACCCTTTTAGCCGCTGATTTGAATCTCGATATTACGTTATCTGGATCTGTATGTGTAAACATTCTATTGTTTTTAAAAAAATCAGAGTGCCCAACGCAATGAGACATCGTTAGGAGGTGCGTACTCGTTGGATTCTCAAGCATCAAGTATGCAATGGATGGGTTTGAGTTAATGATCATTTCATATGGTAAACCCTCCATTCCCAAATTATATCTGGTAATGGTTCTTTCAAAAGATTTTCCGAATGACCAGTGGCGATAATGAGTAGGCAATCCTGTATATGCCATGGCACCGATCATCTCGTGATAATTTAAAATTTCATATTCTATTGGAAACCAATCTAAATTATATTTTTCTTTGGCTATTTTACAAATTTTTTCATCCCAGTTTTGTAATTCTTTTACCGTCCAGTCTTTCATTAGCTTTTTCCTCCAAATATATGTTTAAATGATTGCCAAATGTGTGTTGGCTTTGATAATTTAACTTTTTTAAATGAATCATCTGTTATGGGGGTTAATTTTTTCCATAAATTTGTTGCTTCGCTTTGGTTATATTTAAAGCTCTTTGTCAATATTGATAATTCAGACTCAGGATGTGCCATTGGGTCGATTTCTGCATAGCAGATCATTTGATTGAGTTGCTTTAATTCAGTAAAAAGAGCGACCGTCTTGGGGTCATCAAAGGACCAGTTTTCACCATCACCGGAATAAAAAGTATAAATATTCCAGCTAGAAGGGTGATATCTCTTGTTTACTATATCTTTTGTCATCTCCAAGGCAGATGACATAATGGTGCCGCCGGTTGTCCCTCTCTTAAAAAAATCATCTTCGTTTACTTCGCGTGCCTCGGTACAGTGAGATATGAAAACGACTTCAATATTGTCATATTTATATCTCAAGAATTGATAGAGCAAAAAGTAAAAGCTTCTAGCAATATATTTCTTATCTTTAGTCATTGAACCAGAAACATCCATTAGAAAAAATACTACGGCAGAGTTATTCTGCTGTGGCTTTGGCTTCATGTGTTTATATTTTAAATCATCTTCGTGAAAAGGAAATCTTTCTCCAGACTCCGGGTCAAACGCCCCAGACGCTATAGCCATTTTTTTGCGTCTAATTTTTCTTTTTATTGTTTCCTTCTTGGAAAGCTTAGATCTCAAGCCCTTTTTTCTAAAGCCACTTCTTTTCATCTTGTGATCTTTAATAAGTCTAAACCTCTTCTTCTCCAAGTCTGGTAACTCTAAATCTTGAAAGAGGTATTCTGCCAGTTCATCTAGGGTTATTTCTACTTCGTAATATTCATCACCAGCATCTTTTGAGCCTTTCTTACCCTGCGCTTGTTGTTTTTGTTTTCCACCCTTTCTTAATACTTGACCTCTTTTTATCTTTTTATCTCCGGCGGAGCCAGCCTTCTGGTTCTCGCCATTCTCTCCATAGATGAAGTGGTACTCTTTGATGCCTTTGACGGGAATTTTTACCTTCTTTTTTCCGTCTTGTCCGATAATAGATTCGTCGGCGACCACATCTTTGATCCCCTCTCGAAGAGCTTTATCTATTTTCTGTTTGTGTCTTTTTCTATCTGCTGCTGATCTATCAGCTGATGTTTTGTGTTCTCTAAAAATACTCATACTATTGTTAAAACCTCTAAAAGAATTCTGTTTCCCGAAGAAACTACATAAGAATTGTAAATAAACCCCTCTTGTATATAATACTCACCCGTTGCGGGGTCAGACCCGACCGTCTGTCTTGCGCCATTCAGATAAACTGATGAGGCCGGAAGCGGAAGGGCTCCAGTAACACCCAAGATGGAATTTAAATTAGTATCTGCGGCGATTGAGCTGCCAGTGATATCGTGAAAATACACAACTCGGACGATACTCTGTTCGTGTGAGTGATATGGTCCAGAATCGCCGCCTTGTTGAGAAGAAGCATCATCTTCCGAAAGTGACGCTTGGATCTCATCAGACATGACGGACATATCCATAATTCCCCGCCTTGTTCTAATGCATTTGGCAGAAATTTGAAAAAGATGATCTATTTGACCAAAGAGTTGTCTATCTTCGTTTAAGGAAACTATCTCGTAAAACGAATCTCCATATTGAACATAATCACCTTCCCTTAGCATCAAATCTTGATCTTCTTGCAGTCTTCTTTCGTGAAATTTTACAGTTATGGACTTCTCTTTGTCTAAACCATAATTTTCAGTAGTAGTTTTTATACCATCAAACTCTACAAGGGCATAAACTCTAACAGGGGGCAAGAAAGATTTCTCTATTGCCTCTCCGTATATGGGGTGAAAATTTGTATATTCTGTGGAGACGGGCAAATATAGTATTTGCTGCCCAACTACCCTTTCCAGAAGCTCGTCATTAACCTGTTTTACTAAGTTTCTCTCCTTTTCTCCGAGAAATAACGGAGGAGGAGGGTTACTTGGTTTCGTCCACTTGTTATCAGACATAATTAATATTCCTTTTTATCGCCGAGGATGACTCTTTCTCTGCCAAATCTGATTTCGGCGGCAGATTCCCTAATTGTAACCTTTGGCTGATTATCATTTTTGTCAGAGCCCATCAAGTAGCCCAAAACTTTTAAATTTACTGTAGTTTTGAAGTTTCTTTCTTCTTCTGCGAGATTTGAAATATTATTCTCTAAGCCGAAGTCGCCTTGGACGAAGCCTTCAAATCGATGACCGTCTTTATTTATAAAAAAATTATTAATTTGCCCGGTATAAGCCATAAAGGGGGTAACTATTTCATTCATCTGTTGCTGATATTCCGTATTTATAGTTATCTTGTAGTTTATTACTACATAGGTTGGTATTGGCATCGTTATAGTCTCATACACAACCTTTTCATTTTTAAATGGATAGGTCTTTTGTTTAAAGAGCCTTTTTGCATCAGCATTTGCAAAATTAGAAGTTTTTTCTTGTTGAATTCTTCTAGCTACTGTAATTGCACCGCCCTTGGCATCATTTTGTCTTGGTACGTGAGACCAAGCGACCCCCTTCATGTTCGGGTCTTTTTCCATACTGGTTCGCTCTATACTCATAGCTGGCAATACAAAAATATCTTTGCTTCTCAAATCCTTATTTCCTTTCGTCTGGAAAGACCTTTCGGGCATTGACCAAATCAAGGGTACCTTCTGGAACCCTTCGTTTGTTGTGCAAAAAATATTTAATTTTTCATCGAGAAACTCATATAGGGCAAAATCAACAGTCTCTATGGTTGATGGCATGAAGGTGATCTCTTTTTCTCCCGGCGTAGAATCACCGGGTTTTCTATCTTGAAAATAAGGTCTGAAGCCATCATATTGTTTTTTTCTACTGCTCATGTTTTACCCTTGAAAAATTATCATTGGAACTCTTTTCTGAATATTTTCTACTGCATCTACCTTTTCGGCATCAGTTTTGGCCATTTCAGCGTATGTTAGCTGATCCATGATCTCTTTAAGTTCCTCTCTAAGCTTTTCTTGCTCTTCTTTTGCTTGACTCAATAACGTGTCTGAATTTAGATTTACAGACTCTCCGGGAATCGGGATTGTTTGAAATTTTCCTCTAATTTGTGCCAAGGTCTCTTTAGACAAGGCAAGTGCGAAGCGTCTGATCCACTGTTTCCCAATGGCATTGATATTGTCATATGGTATATTATCAAACGGCAACGTATTTAAATTGTTAATACCATCTGCGCCGTTGTCATATTCTTCATTATTTTCCCAAGCTGCCGGAATTACAGAAAACTCCACCCACATATGATTATAGTTTGAAAGTGTTTGAGGTGCTGGGAAAATTCTAAGTTTGTTATTTTTTAATTCGTAAGAATAGTGGGAAAGTCTGGTATAAATATTATCTTCATATGCCATGGCTTGTAATTTATTCTGCCATGCGGGTACAATCTCAAATGTAGAGTCGTCAGTATACTGACCATATTGGCTTAAATTGCCAACAACATTCAGACCACCGAAATATCCAAAAAATCGCCACATCGCGTTCGGAGTTTTGTAATAAACTTTTTTTACAATCACTCTTTTATCTCCAACTATGCCAGCATATGGTGCGGCACCGCCAGATTGGTCGTTTCCGGATGCGGATGACCCAGAGATAATTGCCTGCAGATCGTAATCTTGTTGTCCACGCTTAAGATCAAATGAGGCAGAATAAATAGGAATCGTTCCTCCTATATCTGCCGAGTAAGAATAACTGTCAGACACCCTTCTGGCATACTCGAACATCACTCTTGGAAATTTTAAATTAACGTTTTCTGGGCCAGTTAATCTTTGACCACTGTGGTCGAATGTGCCCGTTGTCTGACCTAATACATCTGATAAAATATTTTTAGATTGATGCAGATTTACAAGATAACTATATTCCAATACTGCTTCTTGATAGTTTGCATATACATTTTCTGCCTTTAACTCAATGTCTAATACATCTCCGCCTATTTTTCTATAAGTATAAGCCACTTGGTCAGAGGCTCCTGATAAAAACTGTGAAGAGTCGGAATATACGCTAAGTGGCAAAGTTGAGGCGACGGCAGATACATTACCTGACGCTGGCAAAATCGACTTACTCATCTGACTTGCTGGTGTTAGTGTTGGAAAAGCCATATAAATTCCTCCCTAGCTTTAAGTAGTTTCCAGAAACACAAAACCCCTCTACAAAATTGTAGAGGGGCATGTAAATTAGTGACTTATTATCTAGAACTATACTAGGTCAGCAATAATAACCAATCCGTACATATCTGGACGAACCATCTTCTTCGCATAACGAGTCATAACGCCCTTACGTGGGACGAAATCCTCTGTTCCGAAGATTGTAGGAGTCATCTGGAGAGGTACATATGGTGCATAGACGTATCCACTTTCAAGGAAAGAAGAGCCTTTGCGACCAGCCAGTACAACGTTTCTTGGGAAATAAGGATCAACGTAAACGTCGAACTTCTTACTCAAAGAACCAACCTTGACTGCTCCAACTTGTCCACGATCATCGTCGTGAGTAACAGCACCACGGAATCCAGCGGTAAACTCAAGGAGGTTAGCAACTTCTGGTGAAACCACGATGAAGTTTGCGCCGCCTCTTAGTGTCTTGCGGTGAATTTGTGCCGAAACGTCGTTGATGGTTTCAACAAGGGTCTCGTACCACTCTGAAACATTACCAGTGAAGTCTGGGAATGATGCTCCAGTGATTGCAGCACCGGTTGTTCTGTTAACAAACTTACCCGGCAAACGTGACCAGTATAGAGTAGATGCTGTTGCACCTTTAACAAGGTCTTCCAAGATCTCTTGGTCGATTTCAAGAGCGATGTGCTCTGAAAGGATAGAAGTTAACTCGACTTCTGCATCCAAGTTATGGTATGCGTTCAAGTCTTGAGCCAATTCTGGTGTCCACTTAGCTTTAAGCTTCTTGGTCTTCGCTGTAACAGCAACAGAGTCAACTTTGATGTCGATTTCTGGAATTGCTGCTTCGGCTTCGAGACCCCATGAGGTCGCGCCTACGACTGCGCCAACAGTTGTTGATGCGCCGATGTTGTCATCAATGACATAATCCCAGCTTCCGATGCCGTTTAGTGAAGTACTCAGAGCTGCAAGGTCTTCAGAACCAGTAGCTGCTAAGACAACCAAAAGGTTACCAGCGTTTGTTTCGTCATCACGAGTCAAGCGGCGGGTGATGCGACCTGCACCGAGAGAACCAGATGCAACTTCATTGATAATGGTTACATAATCTTTGACGTTGAATTGATCACTAGTAAGGTCCGAAAGGGCGATTCTAGCGACTGCTACGTTCAGACCTTCAAGATCCGGATCGAAGCGAACAAGCTTGTCTACACCAGCTGAAGAGCTGTATGCAGTATCAAGCCAGAAAGTAGTGCCGGGGTCGCCGACAGTACCTGATGCAATCATTGTGGTTGCAGCAGCTGATGACCCAGTTGGGCTAGAGTAGCCGTTGTTTAGAGCATATGCACTCAATTCTGCGTTACGACCTGCAAGAGAAACACCGCCAGTAATTTGCGATGCAACTTTTCCGCCACCGTATACTGATTCACCAGCTTGGTAGTCCAGACGAGTTGTTGTGTCTCCAGAATATGTAAAGTCCATGAAGAAAATGAGGCCAGATGGCAAACTCATTGGTTGAACTGAAACAAGATCGTTAGCGATCAATCCGCCAAAAACGCGGCGAACGATTGGAAATGCAACTGCAGAGAATCCTTCGACATCTCCGCCCTGCATAGAGGAGGCTTCACGGAGAAGTTCCTTTGCTTGGTTTTCGAGAAGGCTTGCCATGCCTTGTTTGGTACGCTCGTTAGTAAGTCCTTCTAAGAGACCTGTCTTTTCCCACTTGGAGAGAAGTGCAGCTCCTTCTTTAGATAGATCACGCCTAACAATACCTTCGGTTAATTTATTAATAATTGACATTTTTAAAAATCTCCTTTTTATTTGTTTTCTTTAATGCCGGCTAGGATTTGCATTCTGCTTGAAAATGGCTGAATGGGTGTCCTAGCTTCTCTTCGGGGTAATGTATTAGTCGGTCTTTCGATGGTCTCACGGAGCGATTTTGGCTGTGCTTTACCCTTCACACTGCCCACTGCGTTTTTAAGAGTTTCAAAAATAACCTTTGCTTCATCAATCGAATCGGAGTTTGATAGAGCTTCGACAATATTATTTTTTTGTCGCTCATTCAAGGAGTTGTCTAACAAAACCTCGTTCGTGTATAAAAGTCGTGCGTTAGATAAACTTATTTTCTCGACTTTTTCTTTCAAAACAGAAATAATGTTTTTCATTTTTTTATTTTGCTCTGATAATCGATCTCTTGCTGCAACTAATTCTTTGTTGCTCTCTTCGGCTGCGGTTGCCGAGAGTTGTGCAAGTTTAAGTTCTTCTTTATAATTCATAATGCTGTCTGGGGTACCTGCCCACCCACTCTTCTGGGGGTCAATGTCTACAACCAGTTCTTCTAGAAGTTCTTCTACGTCAGAAATTTCCACTTCCTCTTCTAGTGTAGCTTGTATTTCAGCTGTCGGGATTTCTGTTTCAGAACCCAAAGAAGGCGGCTCAGAAGGAAGTGTGTCCATCAGCGACTCATGCGATGATGGTTCTCCAACCAGATCCTCTTCGGCGGAAGATAAAGCGTTCGCCATACTTTTGAGATCTTCCATGTTTAAAACAATTTCTGACTCTTCGTCGGTGATCTCGTCGTCAAAAGCATTTGGGATAGTATCCTCCAAACTCTCTGATTCTTCGCTTTCTGGCGGTGCCTCTGGTGATTCTTCACCTTCTTGTTCAAAAAGGTTTTCTACAACCTCTTTAATGTCTGCAGAATATTTGTTCAAAATTGCTGCTTCTGCATTTTTGATTGCGGCTTCTTTCAAAGCGGCGGCATCAATAATGGCTTGTTCTAATAATGAGGACATAAAAGTACTCCCTTTAAAAAAAATATCTCAAAAATAAATAGTTTATTATTTTATAAAAAGACAAATTTTTATAAAGGCAATTATTGGTTAATACTATTCTGTGATTCCAGAGCCGGTTAAATCAAACATTTGCTTTGATTCTATTCCGGTCAACGAGGCATAAACACGGAAGTTTAAAGCACTTGATCCGGAAACAAACAGCTTTCGACACTTAACATCAACAGTGACCGGTGTTGTGCTAAAAGGCATTTTATTTAAATCAGGTGCGTCAGAGTGAAAATAAAAGTGCCCACTGCTTGCAGTAGTGGATAGAGTGATCTCTTTAGTAACGTTTGGGAAACTAATCTCCATTACTCCAGTCAGTGAATCTGATCCCGTCACAAATGGGGTACCCGATGATTGATATGATGCGGCATTTTGGAGACCGGCTTTATATTGATAAATTGACATTTTTAAAATGCTCCATTTTTAATTATAAATAGTTATAATTTTATGAATTCTGCTCTTTTATTTTAAGTTTGTCTAAAACCTTACGCCTTCTCTTTGCCTTCTTGCGACGAACAGTCGAAGGCTTTTCATAATATTGCAATTCACGAACTCTTTCAATAATTCTTTCTTTTTTGCATTTTCGCAAAAATCTTCTAATCATTCTTTCTTGTGTATCTTTTCTGCCTCTTGGCCTAACTGATATATTAACTGGTCTCTTAGCCATGATAAAACCTCTCTAAATCATATTTTTCCAATTACTGCCACCGGCTATAGCCATGATGCCAGAGATATCCACCCCGGCATCATTTGGCGCATAGCCAGAAATAGGGGATCTGGGTCCACCCTCTGAAGATGTATTACCCGGTTTTGAAATTGGATCCACATTTTCAAAAACCCCTTTAAATTTGCCGCCCAATGTTTCTTCTAATTTTCTTTTTCTTTCTTCCAGCTTCTGTTGAGATTCTTGCTGAAGCTCCATGGACCTTTGTCTGGAGAAGTCTTGTTGCGTTTGGTTATTTTCTACTATTGGCTGACGGTCTGTCAAGCCCGACATCACTTCTTTTATCAACCCAGATAGTACCCCTTCTTCGAAGATTGCCTCTTTGATGCACTCTTCCACTAGGGGCTTTAAAAGTTTCTTAATCTCTTGTTTTTTCATTTTTTCCTCAGAATGTCATTCAAAGCGCGATTAATTTTATCCGCTTTTGTAAAAATGTTTGGTTCCCCGTAGGATTTACCTTCTTTTAGATTCATAAAAGCATTTGGTGTGGATGGATCCGAAACAAAGTCAAAACAAATTAATTGAAAATCATCTTCCACTGTAACAGATCCGTTCATATTTTCTCTGACAGATCCAAGTCCTCTCGAAGAAATTCCGAGTTGGCACCCGCTTTCGACCAAGGATCTCAAAATTTGACCCGATGGCGTGCCCAGAACCTTAACTGTTCCCATAACTTTTGGACCTTCCATCCAAATGTTTGTAACCATGTGCGAGGCATTTTTGAGATTAATTATAGAATCATCAGGATGATCCAGCTCTCCCAAAGCTCTATTCTCTTTTACTAACTTTTTGTAGGTATCCACCTCTCTCATTAATACGTGGTCGGGGTATTCTCTACCATTACCATTCCTAATGCCGGCTTCCTGCATCAAGCCAGTGAGGTACATAGCACCATTTTGTGTTATATCTTTCTTCTCTGCCTCGGTTAGAAGATCTTTACAGACTCCCCCTTCGCATAGAGCATAATATTCTCTTAGTAAAACTTTCGACATTTTTTATTCCTCTTAAAGTAGTCAACAACCGCTTTTGCAGCGTCTTACGCCTCTTAGCATCCATCTTCTAAACATATCGGTCCCCTTTTACATCGAGCTTGATACCCGAATCAGCAAAAATCATATTCAATACATATGACGTTCCAGAGCTTACACAGCCACAAATCAAAAAGTTTATAACCGTAAGTTCAAATATAAATAGTTCTGTCCACGGATTAACGCCACATAAAAATATTCCAACCCAGAAGCCGATGCACATAGGGCAAGACCAAAAGTATCCTCGTGGGCGGATTCTATTGAATATTCTTCCATAACAAAGGAGCTGCGTCATTCCGTATGACGCTAAAATAAAATAAAGCAGAGACACTATTCCCTCTCTTTATTCTCAAGCATATAACTCATCCAATATGGCTCGTGATTATATCCGGGCCTAATAGACCCTTTTTCAGCTGCCTGTGGCACCTCACCGAGTTCTGTTGAGTCCTCATCTGTTGGGGAGACAAAATAATCATCCAATAATTCTTCATATTGATCAAGATAATTATAATATGGTTTTTCTTCTTTTAAAAATTTATAAACCCCATATATTGCATAATCAATTGAATTCATGTTTTCGTCTTTGGCAGATGGTATTTTTCCTTCTAGGGAGCCGTAAACACTGCCGCCTTGGACAGACTCATAATCAACCACACCCTTTTTCTTTAAAAATTCAAAAAGGCGACTTTGTGCTGAATAGACGGTTTCGGAAAAATCATCTTTAGCAAAAGTAACTATCTTGCTCTTTGCTGGCATCAAAACGATATCCATCTGCTGGTGATCAAAGATCATGATATTCCCATCTAAAGTCTTTCTGGCTTTAAGTTCCAAATTTATTATTCTAGGCTTATCACCTTCAATTATTTTTAAAGATATGGGCATTACTTCATCTCCTTAGCGAGATTTTGAATTTTTAGTATATCATGCACAAAATCCTTATCTATTTTTCTCTCTGATGTCTCTTTTAACATAGAAATAACCTGATTTGTCTTTGCGAGCATATCTTTATCAGATTTTATTTCTGGTAAGTTTTTTGATTCTGCCACAATTTTGAACAATCTTGGGATCTCTTCGTTCAAATACACTTTTAAATCAATGCCATTATCAGAGAAAGAGGCGATAAACTTAGATAAGAGTTCTTTCTGTTCTTCTATCAGAGAACTTGTGTATTTTTCATTGAACTTTTTAACAAATGTCTTATATGTTAAGTTATCAACAGATTTCATCGCGGGGTTTTCGTCTTGTTCTGACACTAGCATCTTACTGATGATTTGATTCTCCAACAATACTCTATTTTTTGTTGTTGTTTTTGGATGAAAAATTTGAAAAATGGTCGCCAAGTCTTTATAGTTTGGCACAAAATTAGAAAACACATCCGGAGAAATTTCTTTGTTAATTTCTTCGATTAGGCGGCTCTGTTGTTGAAAAAGCTCCTTGTGGTTGATCGTGTTTTTTTGTATTCTGGATTGAAAAACAATTTTTTCAGCCGTATACTTATCGACCCCCCTCGTTTCAAGGATTGACTTATAGAGATCCAGATCTTTCTCAAGTAAAGTGCTTCCTTTAAAATTTTGTCTAATAATTTTAATAATTTTAGATTTATTTCTCACATTACCTTCGTGAATAGCCTTGGCAAGTTCACGAATGATTGCTTCGTAGATAAAAGCGGTGTTACGCTTCTTGTTGTGTTTCATCTTCATTTGAATGAGTCTCCGTTTTTTCTAATTCTGAAATTAATTTTTTAACTTCTGCAGATGTGTCAAAAATCATTTTTTCTTCCTTGAGGTAAATAGATTGTGTGCCTTCGGTAATACCGCGAGACAAAGATTTTAGGTCAGAAGAGCCCGGAATTATGTCTTTAGGTTTTGGAATAGCTGTGGCTAAGTAACTTTGTTGGCGACCGCTTCTATTGTCTCCGCCTCTAGATGCCTTGGGAGTGTAATGGCTCTTTGATTTTGCTGTTGTTGTCGTACTTCTTCCTCTGTCATCACGACGCTTAGAGGGTGCTGCCAATAGCGGCTCGTCATCGGCTACATCTTCGTCCGGCTCACCGCTGCCGAGGTCAATACCTCCCTCATCTTCGCCATCGCCTAAATCAATATCACTTCCGCCGTCATCGGGGGCATCCAAATCAATTCCATCGTCTGCTTCTCCTCCAAAACTTCCAGCGGCTTCCTCCCCAGCGGCTTCAGCTGCAGCATTAAGTTCTGCTTCATATTTTCTATCATGAAACATCTCTCTCTGGTTTCTAACAAACTCTTCCTCCGAGAGATTAAAAATATTCTGTGAAATCCATCTACGTGAAAAGAAGTTCTCCGTTGCTCCACCGGCAATATCAAATTTTTGTTTCCAATGCTCTAATTCTTGAAGTTCGGCAATTTTGGATGGATTATTCAATCTCAATCTAAAACTAACAAGATCGTCTCCTCTAAATCCTAAAGTATACAAGTGGACAATTCCAATTTTTTCTAATTCAGAAATTACAGCTCTTTGTAGACGCTGGATAGTTCTTGCAAATCTCACATCCTTTTGAGCCAAAGTGGTTTTGTCTTCGGATCCACCCTCTTCGCCACTGGAAAGATATGCTGCGGGAATTTTTAATGCAGCGAACATCTTATCTCTTAAATACTTTACATCGTCGATATCGCCCGTGAATTGTCCACCGGAAAGGGTCTCAATTTTTGAAGATTCACCACCACGGACAGGAATAAAATAATCCTCCTCAACTGAAAGAGGGTTATATCTAAGATCGACGCGACCAGTGTTGGCATCAACGACCTGATTTCTCTTCATTGAAGTAATTGTTTTTTGTACAAATTGCTCAACGTCTGTCGGGGCAATATTTCCCACATCGATATAAAATACTCTTCTTTCGGAGGATCTTACAATCCTGTATGCCATCATAGCATCTTCCATCAGTACGAGTTGTCTCCAAATCCGGCGGCCGGGGTCTAATACGGAAGTCCCATATGGTGTATATTTGTCATTACCCAAGATTCTGAAATGGGCTACTTGCCAATTTTCGAAAGTCATGCCAGCAGAGTTCCACTGATATTGAACGTAGTTGGGGTTTGTAGGATCTTCGCCCTCTAATCTCTCCACTTCCCGAAGGGGTACTGGAACTACATTTTTAATGCCGATTCTGTCATCGATATCTAAATAAAGGACAAAATCTCCAAACTTGCACATGGATCGACACCAGCCAAACAGATTGTGATCAATATTTAAAACATTTTCGTATAAAGATTGCAAAACGGCTTTTATTTCTTCATTTGGGCACTCAATATGCATCATAGGAGATAAAGCAGAATGTGTAGTCATTTCGTCTGCATAAATATCTAGGGCTGATGCTATTTCTGGCATATATTCCATCTGTTCATAGTCAACATACCGCTCTGCTCTGTTTTGTTGTGCCATTATTTTAGAATGCATAACATCAAAAGGGGAGTATTCTGCTTTTCTGAATTGTTGACCAGATGCCGATGTGAATTGCGTAGCATACTTGTCTAACGCTGTTCGTCGGATTTTGCGGTTCATCTGTGTTCGCCAATTTACAATTGGACCAGAGAATAGTCTAGTAAGTCTTCTAAATAATTCTGATTGGGGGTTATTTGGGTTTTTCTTTTGATCTGCCATTTAAACTATCCTTTAATTAACCATGAATACTTTTCGTAATCTTCTTTTGCTTGAAACATTTTTTCATCTAAAGTTTGTTTTTTGTTATAACCTTGCATACCGGGGATTGTTGTATTAACTTTTGTATCTACTTTTATTATAGAGCCTAGACATGCCTTTTTAAACTCCACTTCTCGCTTATTAACAGTAAGTGCTGTGTCTCTTACCCAGCAAGCGATTGCAAGTGCCATTGTTAAATCGTCATTATATCCCCTCATGGCTTGAGGTTTGCCATTTAGCCAAATAAAAGTTCGTAATTCATTAGAAAGACGAACCGAATATACCTTAATTAGTTTGTTTCTAATGAATTCTTCTAATTTTGCGACGATTAGCGGTCGAGTCCTTGAAGACGTGGTGAATCCGGGCACAGCAGAGCTGTTAACTTCTCCTTGATGGCTCTCTACAAAATCGTGAGTTCCTTTTACAGAATAGTATATGTTTGGGTATTGAAGGTCTATTAATTTTTCTAAAACGGATATTCCAATACCAACATTTTCAACTACCAATAAACAATTTCCGTATTCCTTTCCGGCTTGAAGCAAGACATTTGCATACATATCCAAGCTGGGTTTTCCTTGATATTCAGCGACAACCTCCATGGTGTCCAAATTTAAAATATGAAAAACGGAGCAATCAGCACCGTCGCCTCTGGCAACGTCAGCTACTAAAAGATAAGAACATTCTGGGTTATATTGTTCCCAAATCCACATATTTCTATCAAAACCAGTTCTGTATTTTGGATCACGAACTGCTTCCTCAATGGAGGCTATGTCATCAGGATGGATAACAGACTCTCCGGAAGTATTGAAATTGCACTCAAGCTCTTGAGCGATTTCTCGCCTAGACATGTTTCTTGTTTCTTTCTCAAACCACTGCTGATCCCTATCGGGATGTGCGTCCCATGGGAGATTTATTGGATGAAAGTCATTATTTCCTTCTATGGCTTCGACATATGTCTTGTGAAACCAATTACCAACACCATTTGGTGTAGATAGAGCAATCACGCGACCACCTGTAGAAATTGTTGGGTATAAGCCAGCCCACAATTCTGTCAAGTTTTCAACGTGTGCGGCCTCATCTATTACCAAAAGAGAAAGAGCCTCGGATCGACCGGCATCGCCTGATGTTGAAGCTGCTTGAATTTGCGAACCGTTAGTTAGTTCGAAAGAAGACCGGTTGTCTATAGAAATGTCTGCTAGGGTGATCCAGTCTGGCAAATTTTTCATAATTGCCTTAACTTTTTTAACGAGATTCGACGCTGTTTTAAATTTGGTAGCCATGACCAAAATATTTTTGTCTCTATGAAAGAGCATCAACCACACTATATAAGCAGCGGCGATAGTAGAAATACCAAGCTGGCGTGCCTTCAAGATCACATTAAAACGATAATCGTTAAAATCTTGTAGCAAATCCGCTTGATATGGATAAGTTTTGAAGGGGATTAAACCTTCGATGGGATGAGATATTCTAGCGTAGTTGTCAATAAAATAAACAGGGTCTTTACCACATTTTAATATTTCGGCTACTATCTCTTTTTTAGATAGTGTGTGAGACATATTTTCTACTTAAAGGAACCTTCTTTGAGAAATTTTTGATATTTGATATCCATCGGGTCAGTAATCGCCTCTCCCAAAGTTTCAACATCCTGCATTCCGCCGATTTTAAATAGACGATGAGCCATTACGAAAGTTCTAACTCTGGAAGTGTGTTGTACAATGCACTTACACTCGCCCTGTGCCGAAAGTGAAAGGGATTTTCCTGTGATTACTTTGAATTCTTTTTTCAAAAAATCAGCAATGGCAACAAGTTTTCTGTCGCATTCTTCCTCGAAGCCACCAGAATAAACGTCCTTTAATCTAATGTTCGCCTCATAATTTATTTGCAGCATGTTGCCAATGAATTTAATGCCGAAACCATCTGAGACGCGACTATCAATAATCGGGCAGCCCTCTTCCCTGCTTAGACCGATTTCTTTAGTATCGCCTGATACGAATCTTTGATCATGAGCACCGTCATAAGCATTTGCCGCTGCCTGATTAATACCTTGAATAATTTCTAATGTTGTAGCCATTTATTTTTCCTCTTGGGGTCGCCATCCGGTTTTCCACCGTGCCTCGCGGCCATCGACCCATTGTATGTAGCATTTAAAGCAACAATCAAACTTTGCCATGTATACGTCATCTCTTAATTCAAAAGAATAAGTCTGACAAACAGGACAATTTCTATTGTCATCTTTATTAAATAGTTTTTTAGAAATTAAAAAACCATCCATTTCGATTTTTTCGTTTTTTTCTTCTTGCTTTTTTTCTTTTTGGTATAGATCTTTGATTTGCTGCTGATAATCTTTTTCTTTTTCATCATCCCAGTCGGCTTTAGGGTGTCTGATGGCTTCCTTGCCATATTTTTTCTGGATGGCTACTTCATATCTTGCTATATCATTTAAATCTTTTTTCATTTGTTCACCGCATAAGTTATGCCGACAGTTGTGCCAACTCCGACAGCGAAGCCCCCGATGATTCCCCACAACAAAGCGTTGGTACCGGGCTTCTTCGCTATAATTCTATTTAGTTGTTCAATCTCTTTATTTTTGACTTCAAGTGTTTTTTGAAAACCCTCTCTTTCGGTATCGAGAGTGATTCTAAGTTGTGAAATATCTAAATCAAATTGTTTTTGTTGTTTTTGTATCTCAAAGCCTAGCTTAAGCTCGTACTCTTCTTTTAAGAACTTCCTATTAGCCATGATTTTTGCAGTCGCTGTCGGGTCAAACAGGGTGCCTGTGAAGGGTGCTTGTCTGCCCTGCTGGATGAAAGTGAACTTACCACCAGAAGCTTCGGCGTTTTCACAACAAATTAATATAAACACTAACAAATATAGTCTACTTAACATGGCTAAATCCAAATTGGTTTTCTATTTCTTCAGCCAGTTTTTCTGGCTTTTCCTTAAAGTCTTTTTCTATTCTCTCAATATCTTCTTCTTTTGTTTTTTTAAGATTGGATAGTGCTTCACCATATTTCTTAGTCAAATCTGCAACTTCCTTTTCGTACTTTGCGATTGACTCTTCTCGAAGCTTTAATTCTTTTTTATGAAGCCTCTCCATGGTTTCCAACTGCTCTTGATAACTAACCGTCATTACTTCCATTGATTTTTTAAGTGCGCCATAATCATTTTTGGAAAGAAAAAAGAAAACAATAAAGGCTATCAGAGCTAATGTTTGCCAGTTTTTGGCTACAAAAGCTCCGATGGCCTTAAATGCTTCGCCTAAGTCGACGTTGATCAACTTAGAGACCTTTCAACTTTACAATTGCATCAATAACAGATTGACCGCCAATATAAAGCGCACTTAAAATAAGCCAGTCTCCACTATCAATTGTTGCATTGAACATTAATGCCGTTGCAGTAGCCCAGACAAGCAGCTTACGAGAAACTACCTTTTCTAGAGCTTTATCAACTGCGCCTCTTGCCATTTCAGTCATTTTTAATTCTCCTCTACTTCTGTAATGTTAAAGCGATATTTCTTCCCCGTTGTCCGATTGATCAAGAAGAGGTCTTCAGAACCTTCTTGGATGGACCAATGGCCGCTTGTACCGTCAACTTCATTTTGACGACCTGTGTTGTTAAGGTTCAAGTCACCAACTAAAAGATTTGGCATTTTGACAGAATCGCCTTCTGCCTTAATCCAAGTATCTCCAATATACATTGAATTATCAGACAAAAAGAGGTGTCGAATTTTATATTCTGCATTTCCCAAATCATATGCCGCATTTGTATCTGGAATAATATGGCTTGTCATCGTACCACCCATAGTTGATGAGCCGTTGCTAGGTGGGGTTTCCCACACGAATGAGTCTGATGCATTGTGCCACTTTAGAAATTTCCCATCAGAATTATTATTGATATCAACTGCATCCTTGACCAAACTTTTTCCTGTTCTATATTTCCAATGATTACCGTCGGTTACATCTTCGTCGTAAAACATTACACTATCTTGCACTGGATCATCATATCCGCCCGGTGCTGTCACTGGTCTTGTATACAGCTTGGTATCTAGGTCGTTGATGCTCTTAGCACTTAGATCAAGGGATGATGGTGCGATATTTACTGCAGCTGAATTGGCGGAAAGAATTAGTGTATCGTGTTGATTTACACCATCTCCGATATCTCCGTCAACAAGGATGGCTCCAGTTCGAGGCTTCAAGTGTACGGTGTGGTTTGTGGTTGCTGTCTTCACGTAGGCGGCTGTATAATCTCCCCAAGCATAGGTTGTTGCCTTAACTAAATTTGCCGCTGAAAATGTTTGATAAAGAGTCCAGCCATTAGTGTCCTTCAGCCACAACGAATATGGATGATTAGAATAAATAAAGAATCCAGTTTGAGATGGTACTTTTTCAAACCCTTGAGTTGTCCCTGATGGGTCGAGCCCTCCGATCTGGTGTGTGTCCACCCCATTGGTAAATATAGTATCTTCTGTTAATAATGACATTTTCTTTCTCCTTTATGCAATAACGGATGCATATCCGTCTTTTTTGTCAATTGTTATTTGCATATCAACACAGTCTTTCAATGTGTCAAGATGCGAGATAAGCAATACTTTTTTGAAATAATTTTTAATAATTGCAAGAATATCTACGAATCCTTGCATATTTTCTTCGTCAAGAGAGGTACCCGGCTCATCTAAGATGAAGATGTCCCCCTTTGGCAAGCTAGAAACACTCAGCAAGGCTAATCTAATTGCCATCGCTGCAATTGTTTTTTCCGCCCCAGAGCCCATCTCTAACGGACGAGGCTCATATAAAGGATGACGAATAAAAATATCCAACCTATTTTCATCATCTTCAAAAAATATCTCAAAATCAACAATATTTGCCAAAATCTTTGCTATTTCCTCATTGATTATAGGTAATTTTTTACGAATAACCTCAAAGGCAATTCCATTCGATTTCATACATGTCATATATAAATCATATGCAGATATTTCTGACTGTAGTGATTCGAAAGAATCTTTTTGTTCTTGCAAGTTAGAGACTTTTTGCTCTAAGGATCCCACGGCTTTATATAATTTCATAATATCACTATTACAGATCTCGCTTTTGTTTTTTGCGGATTGCTCTTGAAATTTTAAATCTTTTAATTCTGAATTTAGACTTTCCAAATTTTCAATAGCTTTTTTATTTTGCTCGTATTCAGAAAGCTCGCCTTCTAGTTTTTCTACTTCATTTAGCAAGTTGGTGATACAAGATTTATTTTTGTCGATTTTCAAACCATGATTAATGATTTCATTCGAGAGTCTGTTTCTTTCTCCTAAAATTTCATTGTAGACAGAAATCTTTTTCTCAATCAGATCCGGGTTTAATTCAACTATTTCTTCTTTTAAGGATGAGATAGAAGTCTCAAAATCTAAGATCCTCTCCTCATTCACTGGAAGATGATCCTTGGATTTGTGTGCATCTTTAACAAATGGATTTTCACAACAATATTCACAATCGGGATCGTATTCATGGTCTTCTAGCATTTTTATTTTTTTCCGATTGTATGCTAAATCTTTATTTTCCTCTTTTAACTTCAGATTTAAGCCGCCGATGTCTTTAGATAAATTGTCTATTTTCAACTTTTTGTCAAATAATTGCTCTTTATCATAGGTACCGAGAAAGCTCTTAATTGTGTCATAATCTTTTTCTGACTTTTGCTTATTTTTCTTTAATTCGTCAATTTCTTCATTCGCACCCAAGAGTTTCTTCTTTTTATCGCCCAGAAGCGTTTTAACTTTTACTACGTCAATTACTTCAGCAGGGATTGAGTTAATTTTTTCTTCAATATTTTTAATATCTACAAAATATGTCTCGATTTGTTTTTTATATTCTTGACACACTCTTTTCTTGTCTCTTAATTCACGTTCGGATTCAATTAAGTTATTTTTTGCGTCTGAAATTTCTTTGTTGAAATCTTTGCCGCTCATCTTTTTTAATGCACCCCTAGTGTCTGTGGAGTCCTCTTTTGCTAATTTATATTTTGTTTCGAAAAATTTAAGGTCTAGAAAGTTGGCTAAAATTTCTTTTCTTTTTGTAGACCCCTCTTTGATGAAAGAGAGAGAATCCATTTGACTGGCCATGGAAGAATACAAAAAGTCGTCTAAAGTTCCAAAAACTTTTCTTATGTTTCTGTCTGTGTCGGGTCTAGATAATCCGTTTAGGCTTTCAGAGCCCTGTTCTATTTCGGAATAAACTGAAAATTCTAAATCTGTTTTAGCTTCGGTTGTTTGCTTTCCTTTCAAATTTTTGATATATTTTTCTGCCTTCCTTTCGATCGTGTAATCTAGATCTCCAATTGAAAGTACAGCTTTGCCAGAACAATATTCCTTGTTTTGGTTAATTACATTTAGATTCTTTCTATCATTTTTAGATGTAGAGTTAAAAACCGTAAACAGAAGAGAATCTATGATGCTAGATTTTCCAGAGTAATTTTTTCCGAAAATTCCAATAATCCCTTCGAGGTTTTCAAAATTTACAGAATTTGACTCTCCATAATTAAAAAGGTTATCAAACTCTAAAGATTTGAGTCTCCAATTTACGTTTCTGGCTATCTGCTCATTTTCTTCTGCGATTTTATTGTATTTCAAATTTAAGTCTAAAACTTGATTTTCTACATCTTCGTCCAATTCATAATCTTTTAAATATTCTTTTATTAGCCTCTCTTGAACATCAATATCCCGAAGGTTCTCAACCAGTAAATTACCATTTTCGTCGGTAACATTGCCCTTTTTTCCAGCAGCCCTATTGAAAAAAGAAATACTTTCCGGCTTAAAACGCCTCTTGGCGACATCAATTGCTTTTCTCATAGTATGGAGAGGCAAATTATTTTCCGAGATTAGGCGAAGTCTTGCTTTTTCTGGAACACTTGTGTTCTTGGGCATCTTCCCTTTTGGTGTCAAGCTAATAGTTACAAAGGGTCTGGGATTTTTAAGTTCAATGTGCCTGCATTCAAAACTTTCTTTATCTTTGATGTCCCAAACTAAAAAGCCCTTATCATTAGTTTCGCCATGATTCTGTTGAACAGTAGATCCGCAGTATCGGATGCGACCTTCCTCATCAAGACACTGGTTGGTTTTATGAATATCTCCAAGGAAAGCGTAATCGTGCCCCTCAAAGATCTCAATCGGATGCTCGCCGTGGTCCATTACCCAGCCAGTGTCAGTTTTTACTCCACTGACGGATCCGTGATATAGAGCAATATTTATTTTATTATCATCGGCAGGTTTAACCCAATTTTCTTCGTCAAAAACTGATAACACATTTATTGCCACAGAATCGCTCAGAATCGTTTCTCCGGAATTCTTAAGCAAATGTAACCTTGGGTGCTCCAAAGCTTCAGCAATGGGTGTTAGAGCGTCTTGTCGGCTGGAATTCTTTAAGTTCCCATCGTGATTTCCCAAAATAATGTATGTTGGGGCAATATCAGCTAATGAACGAAAGAAGTTAGTACACATTTCCACAAACTCTGGTGAGATTTGGGTCTTTGTATGGGCAATGTCGCCACAGTGAATTATATAATCCACTTTCTCTTTCTTTAGAGACTTATAAAGTTTTTCGAAAACGATTTTATATTCGTAATGAAACTTTAGATTTCTGATATGGGTATCGGCAATATGAGCAAACTTCAAATTTGTTCTCCTATAAAGAATTTATGGCTTCAATCAGCCCGTCAAAAGAGTCCATGTAAGGGGCGTTATTTGACAGTAATCTAACTTCCTGTTTTGTCATCTCTCCAAGGTCTCGTCGATCTTGGTATTTTACTTGTCTTACTTCGATTCCGTATTTTAGAATTAACTTCCTAATCGAATTTGTCTTTTTTGATGCGTCTGGGTCAAGTGCTAAAAGCACCGGGGTATCATTTTGTAGAATTTTCTTGAAAAGCTTTGAGCTTTCGCGAACGGTAGAGCCTAAAATTGGCACTGCGTTAGATGCCTTTATAGCGTCGAAGACACCTTCCACGATTGTAATTTCTCGGTCAAAATCAACGTTCAGTTCATTAAACACTATGTCTCGGCTAACAGAAGGGTTTAAATATCTCTTATAATTATCAGCATATGTTCTAGCAATATAATAATTTAAATTGCCGTCTAAGTTAAAAGAAGGGATGATTATTCGATCCTTAAATTTTCCAGAATCACAATACCCCATTTTCCATCTTAATATATCTAGTTTTTCTATTCCTCGATTTGATAAATATCCCAAAGCGGTCCTGTAAGATCTAGAGTTGGATGGTCTTGTAAGTGTTTTAAAGCCCTCTGGCATATTTAAGATAGTTTCTCTTTTTTCTTCCTTTTCTTCTTTTTGAAAAAGAAAATTAATCTTATTTAGATCTTCTACATTTCCAGTTATTTGTTTCCAGTGTTCTAGTTGACTACGATTGCCGAACTTTTTAATAACTCGAAATAGGTTTTTTCCTCTTGCATCACAAATCCAACATTTATAAACATTCTTCTCAATATTGATAGAGAATTTATTTTTGGGATGACCACAGTATGGGCATGCAAAAAGGTGTTCCCCGTTTGATTTATAACTCCTACCTAGAATATTGTGAAGTATGGAAAGTTTCTCATTCATACTCTTAATATAACACACTATTTTCTACGTGTCAAGGATTATTTTTGATCCTGCTTTTGCGACTACTACTGCATCTGCGATATCGTAGCAATATTTCTGCACGTTACCATATCTGGTATAATCGATTGGGAACTCTTTGGTTTCCAAGAAATGCTCCATTACCACTTCCTTTGCTTTTTTCCCTCTCGGTACTTTTATGCCACATTTAGATCTCGCGGAGATTGGTGTAATGTATTGAGGCTCTAATCCCAACAATTTAAAACAAAGCCACGATACTACTCCGTTGAAATTTTGTAATATTGCCATTGTTTTGGCCGTTGATCCTCCACGTCGGAAAAACATCAAAGCTTGCTCGATAAATATGTGCTCTATCTTAACTTCTTTTAAATTATTGTTTATATAGTTTTCTACTGCTTGCGCTTTATGTAGCAGTCCGGAGACTTTTCTTAAATCAATATAATCTGCCTTGACAATCTTGTTGTCTTTCAACAAACAAACACCAATAATGCTTGTGCTCACATCTAATCCTAATATCATTAAATATCCATTTTTAGTTTAAAGGTAAAATTTTGATTTTCTTCTTTTTTAACCGGATTTGCAACCGTTGCGATTCCGATTAGGTTTTTATTTTCATCGTAAATACCAACTTTTGATATATAAGTAATTTTCGAGAATGATGCAGAGTAGTCTGTATACGATGAGCTAACAATGTTTTTTATTTGTAAGTTGTCGTTCTGTTTATATAAATAAGATGAAGTGTATGGAGTAATAGCCTGACCCTTCTGAATAAATGTCGGATTGTTGGAGTTATTCATCTCGCCCTTATCAGCATGGGCAAAAAGTGTCAAGGTGGGTATCTTGTTTATGCCCTCAAAGACCATCTCATAGCTAGAAGATGGTACCGTTCCCGGAGAAATGGAGTCTTGTGCGCCTACTCCAAAATAGAGCCAAGCCGGGTTTTTTAGACTGCCGGGGTCAGCAATATAGTTTCTGGTTGTGGAATCCAATGCCCACGAACCGGTTAATACCAAAAAGCCCTCATTATATAGTGCGACACCAGCCACAGAGCCAGAACCCGGAGATCCGGCGGGGCCGGTCTGGATCAGCTCGCCATTCTTATTTATATCTTCCAAGGTGCCAAAAAGTGTGCCAGAGATATAAAAATCCAGCTTTAAAGATCCCTTGTTTATAGAACTCCCGTACATTATGGATGGTATTGATATTAAATTTAAATCTTGAGTTCCCTTGTTCCCTAGAGAAGAATTAAATTCGTAATGGTTGCTCAACGGGATATAATAATTTAAAGTATTCTTTAGCGATTGGAGTTCTGGTCTTGCCTGACCCGTTTGATAAAAATCCCTTTTTATACTAGAGGATAGAGGATAACTACCAGTTATCATGTCTCCATATGAAAAATCACTATTAAATGTCGTTGTTGAAATTGTCTTAGTGCCTATGAGATTTCCGTCCTTTGTGACAAAAGGATAAACAAGCCCTGTTTGAGATTCGTTTCTGTCTACATTTATTTCGAACAAGGAAACAAACCCCGTTGGGACAGCCGGAACAGGATCGGCAAATGAGCCAGAGATCTCTCTCTGATCATTTAAATACATTTTTGAATTATATATCTGTATCTTCTGCTTTGGATTTGTCTCCAAAACATTATACAGTATATCCTTGCTTTCGAATTTTTTCAATGACATGGTATTAATAATTAGTCTGAAAAGAATTAATAATCTAAACGAACACGCAAAGTAATCTCATTGGTTGGATCTTTCTTTAGTGGTTCTGATAATTTTGCCACTGCAAGAAGCTCGTTGTCTGCAGAATATAGCCCCACAGTCGTGATATATGCAGTTGGCGAATCAGAGGATATTGTCTTTACTCTAATCTGACTTTCACTCAAATAAGTGGGATTTGAACTATAATTAAATTCGGTGGTCGATGCGCGGCAGAAGAAAATAGATGAATTAAGCTCCGTTGTATTGTTGAAGTCATTATCATACCACCTGTTTCTAATTCCGTCACAAGATGAAGAAATTTCCGAGCCCGTCAAAACAGCATCAATAGAGCCGGTATCATATCCCGCTTCTGGCTTGCCAAATTGCCCACTGAATACAGAGGCAGTAAGAACCGCCACACCCGCTTGATAATATAGCAACCCAACAGAAGATGAGGGGTTAACCGTTGCGGAACTGGTGTATAAGAATCCATAGTCTCCGACAGGGGAGTTTGTTCTGTAATCCGTTTGTGCATTTAGATCTTGAATTGTTATCAAGCCTGCCCAATCTGGAGATACTGGCGTACCACCAGTAGCGAACTGAATGGTGAATGATTGTTTTTTGATTTCATCTTTGCCAAGTAATCGGGCAAAATTAATAAAAACACACTCCCTCATTTTATCGCCGTCTGAGGAAAAGCTCCCATCTCTATCAAATTCTCTAATGTTACCTACTGTGTCGTGTCCTACCAAGACTTGTGCCATTTGATTATAGACATTTATTTTCTTTGCATTCTGGACACTTGCTGAGCTGGATAGAGTAGATGTTGCTGAATAACCTACAGTGAGGTCAAAAATATGGTTTGCTGAAGAACTCAAATAAGGATAGTCATATACTGATTGGAACATGCCGTGAGCATAATTCTTTACATTGTTATCCTCGTAGGTTCCAGATACAATTGATCCGGTAATCGGAATAGCCTCATTTAGCAGTGTTCTAGTTACTGCTATATCCTTGTTGGGTATCAAATTTTTAAAAGTCGTAGCCATGTTGTTGTAATCCTATGTATTTTTAATTTTTAATATTCTCAAAGGCAAGTCAATTCTATAACCCGTTGTAAGTCCGGTTATTCTCACATTTGTATCAATATAATAATAAGTTTGGGGGGTTGCCCCCAAGGTAATTTCGCCTCCGAGACGAGTGAAAAGGTAAGTACTTGTCATAACGTCTGTAGAGGATTTAAAACCCAATGAGAGTCTAGAACCTCTTGGTCCTTGAATTTCTGAATCTTCATCTCCGATATCCTTGGAGATATCTTCTATCATACCTGATGGGGAACTAACGTTATATAGGGCAATATTGTCGTCATCAATAAAAGATTCATCGACCTTTGCACCTGCTGGGCTGGCATCTCGTAATATCAGTAGCCGGTTATCCAACTGAATGGAGTAGCTGTCTTCGTAAAGATCACCAGAGATGGTATTTGATGGTGGTATTGCATCTGTGTTTAACCCCTGATCTATCACGACAGCAGAATTGATGCCGCTTTCCGCCGGATAAAAGGTGTTCGATCCGGGACCAGTGGCAGCTTTAGCCAGAGCATCTGTGGTTGCCGCGTCGGACGAAAGGGGAATAGTGCCCTCTAAGTTGTGTACTGTGGATAAAGAAAATGCACCAGTACTAGACTTCGTGTTTAAGAGAAGAACCGGCAGATAAAGAATATCATTTCTAGCGATTGTTACCAGTTTTGATTTCATGGTAGCGGTATTGTTTGTAAAAGCTTCGAAGACTGGAGATTGTAGAATTTCCAAATCATAAAATGCCGAACCTCGTGAATCAACCTTGTCATATAATTCATAATTAATTTCATCATCGCCAAGTGCAAACTTGGTAATTTTGAAGGAGCCATCGCCCCTTGCAAGTCTTTGACGACCCGCATCTGTTAAAACTGCATCAAGTATGATGTCACCACTGTTGTCTAAAAACGCCATAGAAAATTTTCCTTTTAAAAAAACGGTTTTTTATATAATAAATAGTTTGTTTTTATCGATTTTGCAAAAACATTTTTCTATTTATTTACTCACTTCCTCTTTTGTGAATTCTACATTAAAATCTACAACCTTGCCAGTTGTTTTAGAAGTCATTCTGAGTTTGAAAGTTTTTCCAAAAATGGAAATATTTTCTGTACCCAGATTAAGAGCATCCGAGTAGTCTGGCAAGACTTGCTTTAATCTCGGAACTATATTAAATAGTCTTTTTAATGTTTTTGAAGGAGTTTTGTCACCTTCTTTTATTTCATACACTTCTATTAGGGGGTAGACAGCTCCCGAATTTTCAACTATTTCTATTTGAAATATAGCTGTCGGGTTAGAAAAGACACCTCTTCTGTCCACTGACCTAAAGATATAATAATATTTTTTGTTTGACTCCACATTATCCAAAAAGCTTGACGACGAAGCAAATGAGTCTTTGCCATACGGCGTTTCGACTAAGGAGACTCTAGCATTTTTAAAATCCTGATAGGAAGAAGGAGGTGTCGCAAGTCTTCTTATCTCAAATCTGGTTGGGATATTGGCAAAATCATCAGAAATAAAATCTATTTTTTCAAAATCATTCATTTTTCTTGATTCTCTAAACAGTTCGTAAAATTCTGCTTCCGAATCCGAAAATACAATTGGAGTGGCCTCTGTTGTTCCTTGTCCAGAGCGAAGCAAAACATTTATTTTGTCTTTTTTCCCCTTGTATGTCACAAACTCTGTATCTGGAAAGTTTGGCGGATTATCCACAACTGCCCCAGAGTCTTCATAGAACGGTATTTTAACTATCTTTAAATAATTTGTAGCTTTTACTAATATCTTTTTTTCTGCCATTGTTAATCCCTTGTTTATGCATCCGGATCTGGTTCAAAGCCAGCACCGAAGCCTGATGAATTGCCAAATTCATCTTCAAAACCTGCTATTGTCTCAAAAAACCTCTTGCGGTAAAGTACCTTTGTCTATGTCTGCACCACTTTTTGTTTCTGGTGGCTCATCATCTGGTGGCTCATCAATCCTTTCTTCATCCCCAACTATCGTAAATGTGTATTCAAGTCTGGTGTCTAGTGTGATCTTATAAGCGAATACCTTGTATGTATATTTCTTTCCATATTTAACCTGTGAGTCTATGTAATCTAGACCCAGATAGATATATACTGCAGGAATCCAGAATGTTTGAATCGGGTTCGATGATCCAAATTCATATTTTTCAATAGAATAG